TAACTCCGCGTGTGGAGAGAGCAGATTGCTCGGGAGTGATGCGCGGCGCGCTCGCTGGTTACGCCGGTTACATCTGGTTACATCGGCTGTAACCGAAATCCTTCAGCGAAATCATGGGCTTGCGGCGAAAGTTACGGGTTACGGCCCGGAACCACTCTCTCCGCATGCGTGTGCGCGCGCACGCGCGCGACGTTGTAACCGTGTAACTCTGTAACCACGAGATATAAATGATTGATTTTATTGAAGAAAATCAGGTTACAGCGCGGTTACAAAGCTGCAATGGCTGTAACCGTGGCCTGCTTGGCCAGAGCCGATCCGGGCGAAAAGACCAATTAAATATTGAGGTTAGCCAATGAGCGGGGCGGATCAGAGCTCGAAAGGCGCGTCTGAAGGCACACACGCCGCCGGCGCCGTCGACCAGGGCGGCCGCGATCGCGGCGGATCGGCGAGCGCTGGCGCGCTGCCTGCGACCGTCGCGGCAGAGGATCAGCGGCTTGATGGATTGCTGCCGCTCGGATCTTCGCCTCTCGCGCCGCGGGGTGTGGGGAGGCCAACAGGATCGCGCAATCGCCGCAGTGATCTCGTTGCGCAATACCTCGTGGATCGCTTCGGCGATCCGCTGACAGCGACTATGTCGATTGCCGGCCGGCCGCTGGTCGAGCTGGTGCGCGAACTGCGCACCGTCGCCAGCGATTGCGGGATGAAGCTGGGCGCATCGGTGATGGATATCGCGCGCTGGCAGCAGCAATGCCGCGTCGACGCGCTGCCCTACATCCACGCCAAGCGCGCGCCGGAGACATCGAAGGGTGATCCGGTAGTTCCGATTATCGGTATTGGCCGGGCCGACACCGTCATTGTCGCGGGCGGCCGTAGCCTCGAAGACGCTGTGGCGAAATCACAGCAAGATCAAATGGTTACGGTTGATGGCCGCGAAGTGTCTCACGGCGAAATGTCTCATGACGGAGAAAGCGAAGATGACGCAACGACTTAGCGCCAACCTGAGGTTATGCCGGACTTATCGCCAGATCGAAGGTTCGCGCGCCAGCTCGGCGCCGTCGCGCTCGACCCCCCGGGGGGCCTCGCGCGCGGCGCGCGCCGGCGGCCGACCTTGGAAATCCGCGCGTGCCCTCCCCTCCCAGGGGGTACCTCCTCACACTCACACGACGCGGAAAAGGGTTTTCCTCGCGTGGGGGGAAAGGGCGGCAGTGGCTCCGGCCGGCGGGGTTGCAGGGCGCGGGGTGCGGCAATGATCCAGCAGGCGAAGCTGACCGATTGGACGATCCCGCACGAATTCGATCTGCCGAAGAACGTGGTGCTGCCGCAGCTCGGCGGCGCCGACATCAACCCGATGCAGTTCAATCCGCCTGGGCCGGTGGGCGAGGCCTACATGTTCGGCACCGCGCCGATCGAGTTCATCATGGGGCCGGTTGGATCTGCGAAGACGACGTGTTCGATTTTCCGAATTCTGGTCGCGTCGTTGCGGATGCCGGTTTGCAAGGACGGCATCATTCGCTCGCGCGGCTGCGTGGTGCACGCCAACCTGCGCGCTCTCTATCGCACGGCGGTGCCGAGCCTGCAGCAGTTCTTCAAGCCGGGCGCGCCGGGCGTCGAGTACGCCGGCGGGCAGGATCGGCCGCTGCAAGTAACGCTGCGCTTCCAAACGCCGAACGGCAAGAAGCTGCAGATCATCATCGACGGCTTCGGCATCACCAAGGACAGCATGGAAGAATTGCTGCGCGGCTATCAGGCGAACTTCGGCTGGTGCATCGAGGCGGACCAGCTCGACAGCGAAGTCCCGCCGTTCATCTACAGCCGCGTTGCGCAAGGCCGTTATCCCGGCAAGGCCTTGCTCGAAAATCCGGAAGCGCCGGTACCCGGCACAGTGTGGGGCGATCTCAACGCCCCGCTGATCACGAATTACGTCTACACCGACTTTGTCGAAGCGCCGCGCGAAGGCTACTTGCTGCATCGTCAGCCCGGCGGTCTGAGCGACAAGGCGGAAAACCGCGCCTTCGTTTCGCGCGAGAGCTACCAGAAGCTGGCGAAGACGCTGCCGCCCGACAAGAAGCGCCGTATGGTCGATAGCGAGTTCGGCACGGTCGGTGATGGCGCGCTGGTCTATCCCGAATACGACAGCAGCATCCATTGCTCGCGCGAACCTCTCAAGCCGCTCGATCTGCCTCTGTTGATCGGCGCCGATGCCGGCGGATCTCCGGCGATCGTCATCGGCCAGTACACACCGAAGGGGCAAATGCGCTGGATCGACGAACTGGTCAGCAAGCCCGGCACCGGCCCGGGGCGTTTCGCCGAAGCGCTGGTGGATCTGCTGCAGGCGAAATATCGCGGCTTGCCGATCTCCAACGCGTGGGGCGATCCGAGCGCGTTCCACGGCGCCGATCGCCAGCACGGCGAATTGTCCTTCATGGAGATCCTGGGCAAGGCGATCAGCGTCAACTTCCTGCCGACCGTCACCAACGATCCGAGCGCACGGCAGGAAAGCGTGTCGTGGTTTCTGCGTCGCGGCCGCGACGAAGACGGCTTCCCGTATTTCCAGCACTGCCAGCTGATGAAGACGATCCATGGCGGCTTCCTGGGCGCGTTCATGGTGGTGAAGAACATCCACGACACCAGCGATCGTGTTGCCTTCGTCAAAAACAAATTCAGCCACGTGCACGAAGGCGGGCAATATCTCTGCTACGGCGTACGCGGCCACGCCGGCGTCATCAACGACGCGGCGCGCGCGGGGCGGCCGGGCAATGTGGTGCCGATATCGAGTGGCCGCGGACCGCAGAGGGATTTCAACCTATGACCTGCAAGCTCTGTGACGGCAGAAAGGAAATTAGGGATCCGGAGGATCCACGCACAAGTTCCGAGATCGCGGGCGAGATCGTTGCGTTCGGATCCGTCATGTGGCTGATGGTGCCCTGCCCCGTCTGCTCTTCAACAGCGATGCAGTATGACGCACACGTTTGGGCTCGGCACTACCATCAAATCGAGCGGTACATGAGGGCTCCAATTCCGGAGCCGGAAGTTCGGCGCAACTTGCCTAGCTGGATGCAGGTCCATCCTTGGGGCTAACCGAATGACCCTCCGCGCCGTCTCGCCCGCGCCGCTGCCTGACGTGCTCGATCTCTTCGCCGCGTCCATGGTGATGAAGCCGCTGCACGTCAGGATCGCGATCGTCCAGGCGGCGCGGTCGGAGAGCATTGCGTTCTATGCTGGCGCCGGCGCGATCGCCGCGGCAATGCTCTACCCGATCGAGCCGGAAAAACCCGGCGAGCGCCTCGTCGAGCTGGCCTTCGTCTGCCGGCCGGAGCTGCGCCGTCACCTCGTCTCTCTCATCCGCCTTGCTCACTTAACGCGGGCACGGCTCGCGAATGATGGCCCCGTTCGCGTTCGGGCGCACGTCCGTACCGGCCACCTCCCCGGCTCTCGCCTCGCGGCGCTGCTCGGGATGCGCGCGGTCGGTACCTTCGGCGACTTCGAACGGTTTGAATTCGAGGGCATCGACGATGGTGGAATTTGCGATAGCGGCACTCCCCGCACTCATTGGCACCGGCGCCGGGATGGCAGCGAACAAGCTTCTTGCTCCCAACACGTCCGATCAGGACAAGCAGATCGCGCAACAGAAAGAGCAGCAATCGATCGCCCTCGATCGCCAGCGGCAGACTGAGCAGCAGGAAGCCGCTCGCATCGATCAACAGGCAGGCGCGATCTCCCGCACGCCCCGCGGCCGACGCCTCCTGCAGGCATCGACCGGCGACGCCGGTGTTTCCAACACGCTCGGCGGTTGACGCCGGATGAAGAGCCCTCTCGCCAGGAAGAAAGATGCGCCGGAGTTCGATCTCAAGGCGCACAAGAAGCGCGCGCTGAAGGCGTGGAGCGACCGCGATCTGTGGCAGAAGTTCTACGACGACGCCTACGAATTCGCGATCCCGTTCCGTCGCCCGGCCTCGCGCATGGGCAAGGCCGTCAACCAGATCGAGCGGCTGTTCGATGCAACCGCGATCGAGAGCTCTTTCCGAGCCGCCGGGCAGCTCCATTCCGACCTGTTCCCGCCGGATTTCTTCAAGCTCGCGCCCGGCGCCATTTCCAAGCTGGCGATGTCGGCGGACGAACTGACCGCGCTGAAGAAGCAACTGCAGGCGGTCTCCGAAGTCGTCAATGCCTTCTTCCAGACCGGCGAATTCGACACATCGACGTCGGAAATGTGCATTGATCTGTTGGTCGGCACGGGCTCACTCTTCCCGGTCGAGGGCGATGATGTCACGCCGGTTCGCTTCGTCTGTATTCCCTTCGATGAGCTGGCGATCATCGTTGATGCCTATGGCAAGGTGGTCGGCATCTTCTGGCGCAGCCAGCTCGCGCGCCGCGCGATCCATGACGCCTTCCCGAAGGGCGACTACGACCGCGCGTTCTTGGACGCGCTTAAGAACGATCCCGAAGCCGAGATCCGCATCGATCAGGATTTCGTCTACAACCCAAAGACCAGGCGCTGGGATTTCGTAGCCTACCTCTCGGACAGCGAACGTCCGATCAGGACGGCGGACTATCGCACGCAACCGATGGCTGTGCCGCGCTATCATCGCGTGCCCGGCGAGCCCTACGGCCGCGGCCCGATCCTGCTGGCGCTGCCGACCATCAAGACGCTGAACAAGGCCGTCGAGCTGACGCTCAAGTCCGCGGCGATCCAGATGCTCGGCATCTACGGCTACCGGCCGGGCGGCGCCTTCAATCCGGATACAGCGCGGCTCGCGCCCGGTGAGTTCTGGCCGATGCAGGCGACCGGCGGCGTGCTTGGCCCCGACGTCATCCGCATAGACGCCGGCGGTGGCAAGGTCGATCTCGGCAACCTCGTCACGCAGGAGCTGCGCCTGCAGGTGCAGTCGATGCTCGGCGACGATCGCCTGCCGGAGAAGGGCGCAACACCAGTATCCGCGACCGAAATCATGGCGCGAATGAAGCGTATTTCGCAGAACTACATGGGCGCGTGGGCGCGCATCGTCAACGAGGTGCATCCGGTCATCGTGCGGCGCGTGATCGAGATCCTTGCGCGCAAGAACGTCCAGGGCGTTCCGAACATCGATATCGACGCGTTACTCATCAAGCTCGACGTGCTCTCCCCGATCACACAAGCGATCAAGGCGGCTGCGCATTCGCGCATCATCGACTTCATCCAGCTTTGTGTCGCGGTGAAGGGTACGCCGATGGCGGCCGATCTCATCGTCAAGGTCGACGATGCCCTGCAGCGCATCGCCGAGGATCAGATCCCGGCCGATCTCGTCGTGTCGCTGAAGGAACGCAAGGTACTGCAGAAGCAGATGGCGGCTGCGGCGGCGGAGATTGCGGCGGCGCAGGCAGGCTCGAAGAAGGCAGCATAATGGTCGCGGTCAACCCCAATCGTTTCGGCACGCGCGATGCGCAGCCCATGGGCAGCTTTCTCGGCGACGCCAAGAGCGTTCTCGAAGGCCTGTTCGGTCCATCGGACAAGAAGGATCTGCCGGCGCTGGCGCAGGCGCAGATCGAGGCGACGCAGCGCGTTCGTTCGATCGCCGCGCGGATCTTCGGCGCGCCTGAGGGCGAAGAGCTGCTGGAAGCGCTGTGCGATGCGGCGCTTCGCCGTCCCTTCACGTTGCCGCCGACCGCGGCAACGGCCGATCAGCGCCTCGCCTATGCCGACCAGCGTGAAGGTCAGGCGCAAATCGTTTTCATGCTGCTCGCCTGGATCGCCGAGGGGCGAAGCGAGCAGCCACCGCAGAGAGAGGGAAGTCATGCACGTTCGATCCGACCAAAGCGCGAAGGCAAGCCAAAGCCTGCCCGTAAGCGCAAGCGCTAGTCACATCTCGCTGATGTTGCCGCCGCGATGGGGCGGCCCGCGTTTTTTGCTGGACGAGAACAATGCCGGCGGGGCGGGCGCTGGCGGCGGAGCTGGCGCTGGCGGCAGCGCCGCGGGCGGCAGCGGCGGCAGCGCGGGTAACGGCGGTGCGGCTGGCGGTGGCGGATCTGGTGACGGCGGCGGT